TATAAAATCTATGTAAATGGCACAGAACAAGTTGATCAAACCACTTCATCAATAGATCCTAATAATCAATCTAATTTGGCGATAAGTGGAAGACCAGACGGATACACAGATAGAGTTTTTGAAGGTAGAATTGCCGAAGTTAGAATGTATACCACAGCACTGGACTCGACAAAAGTATCCCAAAATTTCAACGCCACCAAGAGTAAGTATGGGCTGTGATAAATAGATAGAGCAAAGAATATCTGTTTAGAGGCACTAAGTAATGGCGAGAAAATCCATTAAAAGTAATTACTATCTCTTTGATGCTTCGGCAAGAGAGGTAGTAATCCCTGGTGGTATCCAAAGGGAACAATTAATTCTGATTACTAATGTTACTGACAACAAAGTAATCTATAACTTCAGTGATCCTGAACTTACTGCTAGTGTATACTCGATCGAAACTGATATTCGTAACGTAACTACTACAAGAGTTACTCTTGCATATGATACAACTTCGATGTCGGATACCGACAAGTTGCAAATTGTGTATGATGAGTTTGAAGAAACTATCAAACCAGCAGAGACCTACATGGACTCTGTTAACAAGCAAAGAGTTTCTAATCCTCAATCACTGATTGACACAGACTTTGAGTATAGTACTCAGTCTACCAAATGGGAATCGTTGGCAATGATCAACAACAACCCCTTTGCATATAAAAGTAATACTACACTTGATGTTACTCAAGTCGAAGCATTTACTAACACCAAAACAATTAGAGTTACTATAGATACTAACAACTCTGCATTGCCTTCAGCTGGAGATCCTGTATTTGTTCAGGATACTACATTCCCTGGTGCTAATGGAGTCTTTATTGTTGACTCTGCTGGATCAGGTTCAAACAATGCTAATCAGTTCTCATATACTGCTGGTGTTATCTGGACTCAGGGTAATTCTTCTATTCAAATTAGCGCAAGAACTAATATCTACACTGGCATTCATTATAGTAATTCCAGAATTGGCGGTTCTATTACATTGTCAGCACCAGGAGATGATTCAGTCAACGTTCTGTGTACCAACGCACATGGTTTAGAAGTTGGTAACGAAGTTGCTATTGTAGGTTCTAATGGTAATAATGTAAATGGTTCTTGGATTGTTGCATCTGTTATCTCACCAGTACAATTTAAATACTACCCATCTTCTGCTCCTACTGGTGGTGTTGGTAGCGGCACAGCAAAATTATATCCAAGACCACAAGGAAACTCTGTTCATAGAGCATTTGATGGTGGTGTTAAATTTTCAACCAATACTTTATCCAAAAACCAACAAGCAATCAGACAGACTAAACGTTACTTCCGTTATCAGTCTGGTAAAGGCGTAGCATTCTCTACTGGTTCTATTCTAGCTCCTGCTATTGAAAATCTTGATAGCATTACAGCATCAGGAACAAACATAACTGTTGTTGCTTCAGTCGCACACAACATATCCAGAGGAAGTGAAATTGATGTCCGTGGTTGTGATGATAATAATTACAATGGAACGTATACAGTTACTGCAGTAATCGATCCATTCACGTTTAAGTATACTTCATCACTTGCTCCAACAGTATCTTCTGCTGGTGGATCTTATACTATAACTCCCATCAATACTTATGGAGTCAACCTAGAACTAGGTATGATGGATCAGCAGAATGGAATTTTCTTCCGCTATGCTCATGGAGAAATTGAAGTGGTTCGTAGATCATCTACTTTCCAATGTTCTGGTAGAGTAACTGTAACGAATGGCAGTTCTGTTATTTCTAGTTATACTGGTGTCAACGGAGCAGGAACTTCTCTAGCAAAGCAACTAAACATCGGAGATAATATTGTTCTTCGTGGTTCTTCTTATCGTGTTGATGGTATTATTTCAGACACGCAAATTATTATCTTCCCTGACTATCGTGGTCCTTCTGACATTAATGTTCCTATCACCAAGACACAAGAAATTATATGGAAGCAAGATCAGTGGAATATAGATCGCTGTGATGGTTCTGGTAAGTCTGGTTATACTATTGATGTAACCAAGATGCAAATGTTCTATATGGACTACTCTTGGTATGGTGCTGGTTTTATTCGTTGGGGATTCCGTGGTACAAATGGTGATGTTATCTATGCTCACAAGATTCCAAACAACAACTTCAACAACGAAGCATATATGAGATCAGGTAACCTACCTGCTCGTTATGAAGTTAATACTATCTGTCCATTTGCAGTAGTAACTAAATCAGTATCTAATAGTGATAGTGTTCTGTATGTAAACAAAGGACTTGATAGATTCCCATCATCAGGAACCTTAAGAATCAGACAAGTTGATTCTGCTACATCTGCAACTCAAGAGTATGTAAATTATACCAGCAAAAGTACTTTTGCTCAGGATGTTCTAGCAACTGAAGCAGCAGGTAATACATTATCAGTTGCTTCTACTGGTGGTTTGCAAGGCAATGGTGTTCAACCAATTCAATTTGATAGACCATTTGCTAACATTGTTGCAAACAAAACCTATTTCGTTGCAACAGTTCCAAACAGCACAAGTTTCACTATCACAGAAACTGCTTCATCTTCAACTCCTATCTCGATCACAGCATCTGTTGGTTCTGCTTTGTCTCCTCTTGCTGTTGCTGAGTCTGGTACATTTACAGGTTTAACTAGAGAAGCTGCAGGAGCAGTAACTACAGGTAATACTACATCGGGAAGTAACATAGTTCAAGTCGCTAGTTCCACTGGCATTCAAGTTGGTCAGGTTGTTAAAAGCGATGACATTCCTGATGATACATTTGTATCGGAAATTGCTGGTGTAAACATTACCCTAAGCACTGCAGCAACTGCGACAGCAACTGGAACAAGTATTATCTTTGCACCAATGGGAGCAGGATCTGCTGAAACATTCACATATGATACGACAAGACCTATTGGTGTAGAACTATTGCGAGCTACATCTGTTCCACAAATTAGTCACTGGGGTTCCTCAGTTATTATGGAAGGTGAGTATGATGAAGATAGAGCATACATCTATTCTATTGGTACTAAAACTGGTAGATCTGTTTCCTCTGGTCAAACCAAAGGTATTCTAGCACTACGTGTTTGCCCTGCTGTTGATAATGGTATCACTGGTGCATTTGGATCCAGAGAACTGATCAACAGAATGCAACTAGTTATGAGAGATTGTCAGATTGTTGCTAATGGTGTGTTCTTCGTAGAACTATTACTTAACCCAACAGTTGATGTCTCTTCTACATGGCAAAGTGTAGGTGGTACATCCTTGGCACAATATGCAGTTCTTGGAACAAACGCAGAACTAGTTGGTGGTGAAGTTGTTTACGCTTTCTATGCTGGTGCAGGTGGTTTCGGTGCTGGTGCATCCACAGTTCCTCTAGATCAAGTTAAAGAGATCTCTAACTGCATTCTAGGTGGTGGTAAGTCTACATTCGACAACAACTTCCCAAGTGGTGTATTCCCAGATGGTCCTGAAGTTCTTGCTGTACGTGTTACAAACATTGCTGGTGGTTTCGGTAGCAGTGCAAGATCTGCTGACTTTAAGTTCTCCTGGACAGAAGCTCAAGCATAATATCGATGCCACCCAGTTGCAATATACTTAGTCTGTGTTGCACTAACAAGTCCATGATGAACATGAGTAAAGTACGCTGGCCAAATAACCAGCGTACCTTTTTTTGGCTCAATATTTATATCTTGATAAACAAATCTAGTCTCTCCACCTTCAGTAACATCATTTAAATAGATCATCCATGCCAGCAACAACTGGTTTGATGTTGGATTGTATTCATGATGTGGAATATGAAATCCTTGACCAGGATAATATCTCTGCAGGTTGTAAGTATTAACTACATCCCATCTTGGTCCTTCATTCAAGTGAAAATATTCATCTTTATATGGCGAAATGCCTTTAGAAATTGCTAATGCGATATGATAGTTGGGCAATTCATCATCTGAAAAATACACAGGAATATCGGTAGAGTCTTTCACATTTTTAACTACCTCAGTTTTTTCCCCCTGACGCGAAGATACAATGCCAGGTTGTTGTATGTCTATATTATTTTCAAACCAATCAATGATCAAATCACATGTGTCATCTGGCATTGCATTTGGATAAATTCCAATGAAGTCTTTCATAAGCAAAAAAATAGGGAGTAGTCTGATTCTGACCAGACACTCCCTAGCGGCGACGATATGTTTTTATTTATTTAATTAGAAGGAACCATAATAGGTGTCATCATTCCTCCATCAGGTGGTCCATCATCATCAGCACCTCCATCTGAGAGTACTGCTCCAATAATAAAGCTTCCCAAAAGGATAGTTGCTAACAATAACATTTACCATACTCCTGGAATAATTTGTCCTGTAGTAGCATAAGTTCCAACAGCAATGATGAAACCAAGCATTGCTAGACGTGAGTTGAGGATCTCTGCCTCAGGTGTGAATCCGAATTTCATTTGACTTGCTCCTGTGTTTTGTTGTAAATAACGACTCTACCATTTTCATGAGTGAATACTAATTCATCATGATGCCCCCAGCAGAGTTCTTCGTATAGGGCATTTAATCTCTCCATGTCTTCATAGAGTTGATTAGGATTTGTCATCTTCACCTTTGACTTCCCAAGACCCACCTACACCGCCTTCCATGTTGACAACAATGTCTTCTGGTTCTGTGGGGGTAGATGAGTGAGGGGGGTTATGTTCTCTATCCATGGGTTTGGATGATTCAAATGGAGTACGTGAAAGGTTTTTAAGAACGATGAATGCGTCCTTATTATATTTACGCACACCATATTGAGTTGCCCACTTTTTGTTGAACTCCTCACCTTGGTGGATACCAGAAACAACTGTACCACCAATTTCAATCACGATGTTATCATGTCTGACATCCCATCCAAGGGTGTCAATCGTATTCCAAAGTTCATCTTGTGTAAGATTCATCAAATAATTCCAAAGAACAAGTTACCAGTCACAGCATACGAAATGAATCCTGCGATGATACCCAACATAGCATAGCGTCCATTTGCTTTTTCTGCACGTTCTGCGTGGGTTTCAAGACCATATCTTTCTGTATAAGTAGGGTCAGTATACATGCGAGGTTCGGTGGCCCACATGTTTGTACGTCCACCATCTTCTGTTGTTACTGTCATGATACGTTTTGTAATGAATCTTTAC